ATTCCCTTGAATTGCCGGAAAGCGATTTGACCCGCCCGTTAAAGTATTTTTGATTTGCGTTATCCCATTCCATCTTGATATTCGTTCCGGTAAATTGCTTTGTGATAGCTCCCGGCGGATCGAAAAAATGCCCGTTTCCGTCCAGTGGAATCCCGGCAACGATGATTCGCTCATATCCGAGAGCCAGCCCCACCATGCAGGCAAAAAGCCCCGACGAACCCCCACGCCCGCCTTCAATCACCCAGAGATAGTCAAGGCCATGCCGCGTTTTAAATTCCTGCGGAGGCAAATTGTCGTTGTTTTCCGGTAATCTGTGAGAATGCGTCACCACATAAGACGGTTCACATTGATTCGTCCATCTAAGTTGACGCCAAAGAGGAGGCTCTTCCGGATGCAAAGAAACGCCATGATGAACTCTTCCTTTCCAGTGCATAATCATGTTGTTGATTGCGATCACTTCCACTTTTGTGAAGTCTATCTTTTCGCAGTCATCCCAGATTGTCCGGCCGGAACCCAAAACAACAGCCGATCCGGAGAAGTTCCCCGCACACTTCGGCATTGGATGAATGTCAGCGCGGCCATAAATGCCGTTCGATTCCCATAATTCCACATCGTTGATGATCATTCTTTGCCACCATAAATCGGGTATCTGCTCAAATCCGGATATTCCTTCTCGACGTCGTCATTAATGATCGGGTTTCCGTGGGCATCGTAAAAGCCGTTCATTAAGAGCAGGCCGCGCGCCGCTATTTCCGGCATCATGTAAAAATTCCATCCGATCATATCGAAATTGTCATTAAGATAAGAACATTCGCGACGGCCGGAGAAACGCGCACGCTTGAACCATAGATATGCCTGGTAATCATCGGTCAGGATCGCGCCACCCTTGCCAAGCTTCAGATGTTTGTATGGTCCGGTAAAGGACAGACACATCAATGAGCCGGGCAGATACATATTTGCGGTGAAACGCAGGGCGGAATCCCACACGCGGGAAGGTTTCAACCGATATGCACCCTTAATCGATTGACCGGCCTGATCAAATCGCACCTTTCCACCGGCATGGATGATTTCACATGGTACAGACGGATAGGTCCGCGCCGGAATTGTTATCTCTTTCCCTTCAATCCCATCATATTTTAACGCCAGAAAGAGAGCATTTGAGCAGTTATCGACGGCCACGCAGAAAGGAGCGCCGGTGTATCGCGCGATTTCCTGTTCAAACTGTTCGGTTATTTTGTGGACGCCTTCGGCCATTACTTAATCCTCCGCGCCGGAGTGCCGACGTAAACCCCCGGCTCTTTGATATCCTTCACGACAACCGCCCCCGCACCGATGATGACATTATTTCCGATGGAAACACCGGGATTGACGATGACTCCGGTTCCTATGACGCAGAACTCTCCCACACTGGAATTCCCTCCCAAAAATATACCGGAGTATAAAGTGGTGAAATCCCCGATTGAGCAGTTATGACCGATTGAGTTTTTAGCGTTAATCCAGACGAAACGACCTACACGGACACCGGGACAAATAATATTGTAAGGATGCGCTACAATACTGCCCTCTCCCCATTGGACATTATCCGAGATGGTGTTATTCTCACAAAACACGGATGGAAAATCCACACCGGGAAGTTTTGACTTTATCTTTTCTATCAGTGCCTTTTTAACTTTCGGATCAGCAACGATGCAGACAATAACATCGTCTTTATTCGTCAAGGAATCAAACCCACCCAGCACAGGTAATGAGTCGATAATATCGCCTTGCGTCTTTGTATCGTCAATGAACCCCAAAACACGCCCTTTTAAATTCGATGCCAATTCCCTGCCTGCACCACCCGCGCCATAGATTTTTATATCTTTGATCATTTCCAGCACTCCTTAACCCACGATTCGCCGCATTCGTGTGGCTTTGGCTGTCCGTGAAAATGGACGGTCACACAGCCGGGAGGCACTCCGATTTTTTTGACCGTGTACTTGTAAGAAGCGCAAACTTCCTGCGGGAATAGGTCAACACGCCCTCGATGATCGTTGATAATCCCCTGTGCGGCCATGTGGCAGGGAGAATGATCTATTGACCTGTCTTGAGGGTTCCAGATAGGTTTCCCTGCCTTTTGGTATTCATCCCAAACCCACAACCCGGCATCCCCGCGAATCAGCGACACACCAGGATTCGCATCATTCTCATGACCGGACGGAATGTATGAATGCGTGGACCAATCCCGCGAGCAGCAGCACTCTGAATCGACATCAAAAAGGGAATCCAGCGAACCGACGACAACAACATCCAAATCAAGGAAAAGCCGCGTACCTGTAAGCGACCAAAACACCATTCCCGCCCACCAATAAGGCAGGCCGGTCTCAATGATTTTGATTTTTGAATCAAGTGCTTCTTTCCGCACTGAGGGACCGGCAAGCAGCACGAAGTCAAAAGGCCGCGTCATGTGACGCAAACAGGCGCGAAACAGGCGGTTAACATATTCCGCCGTGTAGAATTCGCCGCCCCATCCTGTGTAGATCATGCCCTTTTCCACGTGAAACCTCAAAGGGGAGGGTTTCAGCCCTCCCCGGTTAAAGGTTAATTCGCCGCCGCCTTCAAAATGATCACTTCGACCGCGCCGGTAGCCTCTTCTACACCCGTCTTGAGGATGATCGGAATCGGGCTGGTGGTGGTGTTTTTGTAGCCAACACCTTCCGCCTTGGCGCACTGCGTACACTGGCCCCCCGTGGTGAATACGGTCGCCGCAAGGTAGCGGTCGTCATCGCCCGAGTCGCCAAGCTGCAGCGTGGTCGCGCTTCCGAGATCAGCACCAATGACCCACCCCGTCAGAAAGACTTCGCCCGGCATCAATACGCCAACATTGACTTCGGTATCCTTAGCGGCGGAAGCGAAAGTATAAGTGTCGTGTGTCGCACGGACCTTGCCGCCCCACTCCGCGCCCATAAAGGTTGCCGGAGAAGGCGCTGAATATTTGGTATAATTCGTCCCACTTGCCATCGTCTTTCACCTCCTTAGCTTTCCAGGCAGTCGATTTCGACGATGCCTTTTTCGTCCATGCGGGTTGCGCCGATGGACATACCCAGGTAAACTTGAGTTGCCATGTTTTTATCGCGGCGCGGTCCTACGTCGGTCACAATATCCAGACCGATAGCCAGCAGGAGGCTATTTTTCTGGCCTGCGATACATTTTCGAATGCTCGATCCGACTTCCAGCCGCTCAGACCGGATGAATTTGAACCCCAGGAAGGTATCAATCTGTCCGGCGGCAAGGGCTTTAACCGTGTTGTAGTCGGTTGATTTGACCTCGGTTGTATTCAGCAGCGCGGATACCTGTTTGCTTCCCAGGATGACAAAACGTCCTTCCTCATCCACTTCGTTGCCGTCCAAAATCTCTTTGGCGCTCAGAAGTTTTGCCAGGGTCATATCGGTTGACGCATTGGCAATCTGATTGTTTGAGGTGTCAAAGGCATAGGACGTGGAACCATCCACGCCGCCGTAAGCGGTCCCAAATGCGGCCGTGATCAATTCGTCATCCATCGCGCGATTCATTGCATTTCGCGCGTTGATCGCGTACAGGCTAGACGGATCAATCAGGACTTTTTTGAGGTCCATGTTATCCACCAGGTCAGCCCAATCATAATCGACGAGAGAGACCCGGCGGCGAACATGAGGCGTTGATACTAAAGGTGTGTCGGCATGGCGCGAAGTGCGCTTGACTGCTGCGGTTGAATTGAGCTGATCAAAGAAAGCATTCTTGCCGACAACGCCCGTTTCGACACGGACGACTTGCCGCAGACGGCTTTCCTTCTGCTGCATGAGAATCTGCACGTTGGCCGAATACTGTTCGACCATTGCAGTGGTAATTTCGGTACTCATAAGATTAACCTCCGAAAAATTTAAGTTTCAATTTTTCGACGGCTCTGCCCGTTAAACGGAAACCATCTCGACGCTTCACGCTGCGTCGTGTTCACGGCTGGCTTTCAGCTTGCACGGACTCTTACGAGCTACCCGAATTACATAATTA